TCGCCTAAATTTGTAAGCGCGTTAGACATAGAATCTGGCTCATAAGTACCGTCACCAACCAGCAGCGACATAAGGGTATCAGTACCCATCCCTGTTCTGGTTAAAATGTGACCGTCCTGCGATCCTCTCATAGGCTCAGACATTAGTGGACCGCCTGGCCTAATAGATTTCACCACATTGCCAATTTCATCTATAGTGCCATCAAAACCCATAGAGTTCATAAAGGCGGTTTCCGCCAAAGGATGCACGTTATCTGGTGAGACCTGTGCGAACAACGCAGCCATTCGATCAGACTTCACTGTCTCGCCTACGGCCTCCGCCGCACGTAGTCTGGCTAATGCACTGGACGCATTAGCAGCTGCATCGGACTGCCTGCCAGACGCCTTGCTCTGCTCGATCTGCTGCCGCAACAAGTCAGCCCTTGCGCCGTAAACGTCGCTTTGTGGATCGCCTACCAGCGCCCTTGTCAGGTTGCTAAATCCTTGAGCGAGTAGCGGATCAAGCTGATATGGATTTGCTGCTGCCATTGGTCTGTTCCTTGATTAAGCGCTAATTACTGGTATTCCGGTCGTTGTTGGGGCTGGGGCCATCAGCCCGTATCCCATTGCGGTTTGACCGCCAGCAAGCATCAGCTGCGCCAGCTGGTTATTCGCCAGAGCATTTGCCGCTTCTAATTCAGTGCCAAGCACCGACGCATTGCCACGCATAAATCCGCCGGTCATGCCGGTTGTCGCACGGCTGTTATTCAGCTGCGGATTAACCGTTGTGGTCAGGTAATTTGACACCGAATTGAGGTCCGCCAGCCCCTTATCCAGATCGAGTTTTGTTGCTGCTGCTTGCGCCATTCGCAGATCGTTTTCGCTCTGAACAATAGCCGGTGCGCCAGCTGCGGCAGATGTGTTCGGCAAGACTGACCTGTTATTGCCCGTAAAGCCTTCCAGCAGCTTCTGGTATTGCTCCGCCACACCCTCGTCAAATGCTGGCTTTTCCATTGTATCTTGGCTAGTTTTTTGCGCCGTCCCTGCTTCATTCATCAGCGCGTTGTTTAATTCATAGTAACTGTTTTTTGCGCTGGACCGCGCTCTAGCCGATTTTCGAAAACTGCGGTTTTGTTCCGCCGTTCCTGCGGCCATCAATGCCGCGCCTATTGCTAAAGGATTACACATTATGCCACCACTTTGCTAGAATTACCGCCGCCAAACAAATCGCTCATTTGGTATCTGGCCTTGCCTCGCCGCTCCAAGTCAGCCTGTGTTGCAATGCCCGAAGTGACATTGGCAAATACCTGATTGAGTGGGTTGTATGCTGGCATAGCGGTGGCGCTGGTTGCTCTATTAGCCGCCATATTAGCAGCCAGTGCAGGATCAGCCATTGCCTGATTTTGACTAAGCAAGTCAGATTTTGCCGACTCGATAGCGCCTCGCGTGTTGTTCACATACTCATTCGCCTTGTCAGCAACAGCCCGACTTTGATTGTCATAACTCGTTTGCAAATCACCAAATCGACGCGACTTAGCAGAACTGTTTAAAATGCCAGATCGAGCAAGCGCCAGTGTCAATTCGCGTGTTGCGTCTTTAAACTGATCGTCCAGCTGCGGATTGGCAAAATCCAGATAACTTTGACGCCGAGTATCAAAAAAATCCTCGCCGTACTGCTCAAAAGCAGCGTTTATGTTTCCCGCACCAGACCTTACACGCGCTGCCCTGTCATTTTCCCGACGCCGCGCTTCTGCCGCGTCAGCTGCCGCTTGATCTGATCCATTATTTCCTAGGCACATAATCGCTCTCCGTTCCTGTGGCCTGTCAAAGCCCGTAAATCGCCGTCCCGCTTCTTGACCCACGTAAACTGGCAAAAATCTTCGCCGTCCCTTCCGTAGCCAAGCAGCTTACTTTCCTCTTGCAGTCCCAGCGTATTAAGCCACTTATGAATTGCGTCGTATCCCTCAATGGATTGGCATTCGATCCGGTGTGCGCCACCATCCATCAACATTGGTATTATCTCACGGATTATCTTCTTTGTCAGGTATCCTCCGACTTTTTGAAAGCTGTCTGTCGCAAACATCCCAATAGACCACACGCCAGATCGTAATGGCACATAAACGATAATTGCAATTCGGTCAGCGCCATCACCGCAAACATAACAATTCGGGAAATTGGAATACATTTCGCTTAAATCAGCGGCTAAATCGTCACGCCCTTCTGCCCAGCGCAAACACGATATTTCTTTATAATCATGCTCTCGCATATGCTTCGCAACGTGAAACACTTCTTCTGGCTCGGCTGGTCTAAGATACATCATCCAGCATCTGCTCCCGTATAATGGATAACAACATTACCGATTTTGGCTGCGCCGTTCTGCGTACAGACCAGTTTGGGCGCAACGTGCGTCGAGTATCCAGACATAGTTGCCCGACCCAATCCGTAGGACGTTTGAGAGAATGTGGCGACTTCCTCAGTTATTGTAATGTCACTAGGGTCTGTAGCTATCGACACATCCCAAACGTTTTGACAGGTTATGTCCAAGCCGTTCAAATCCTTCTCTGTTGCCGGTAATCCAGCATCAAGAAACGGCAGCTGAACGGTGACTGTGCAGTTGTCGTATGTGTCGCCGTTAACGCCGCCCAGTGAGAACAGCTTATCACCGGATCGGCACAGTGTTTGCTCCCCGTCATACGCCCAGCTATTAACTTGAAATCCTGGTTCGTAGACCGACCACGCAGATACCTTTGATTGCGGGAAAAACGAAAAGACGTAAATCTTGGACCCAATAGCAATTAAATATCGACCGTCACGCGGTTCAAGCGTTGCCTTGGCGTCCTCTGCTACGGTTCGGCTGGATCGTATGTCTGCCGCAACAAGGCTATCGATAGGATTTCCAATATCGCCAACAAATGCCGCATTTGATGAATCCCTTGATCGAAGGCTACGAATACCGGACAGAGCCAAATAAAACACATCATTGTCGCCAAATTCGACAACGCTATCCGCAGCTATTGTGCCAGTGTTTTGCAGTACTTGGATTTGCTGGTTCAAATCATCGTCGGGATCAACAAACCAAATCTGCACACATTGCTCGGCCAGCACCGCGATGTTGTTGAAATAGTTGGCAATCGCCTTTAAATCTTCGCTGCCTTTGGCGTTGTTTGCCAGATTGATAAACCCAGCCCCGACGTTGGTATCATTCCATTCAGCCGGTTGATCGACGCCGCTAAAATGCAGCAAACTATCATGCAGTGCATACATTTTTGTTTTGACGGGTCGAACAAATGCGCCAGGTGTGTATGTGCCTGACGAACTATCCACCACGCCACCCGCAAGGCTGGTCTGGGAAGTCGGGTTGAACACTGTCGTTACGTTGCCAGTAACGGTTACTGCAACCGCATGGCCGTTAAATGACGTTCCAGAACTCTTGCTAATGATGTTAACAAAACTATCAACCGCAGTTGCTTCATATTCTGGCGCAGACGTAAAATCATTGATTGCTGTTGCGATAGCCGCAGCCGTCGCAGAATTTGACGTTCCCCAGTTTACTTGTGATCTGATAATTGAAACACCGTTTACGGTAATGTTTGCGACAGCGTTATTTAGGCCACCGGACATATGCGCCACGCTACCCAGCGTTACAGCGCCATCGACAGCAAATGTCAGTTGATAACCGTTTTGCTCAATGCCTACAGCTGGGGCCGTCACTGTCACCGTCGCGCCAGACGCCGACGCGGTGTAGCCGCTGCCGCCAGCGCCGATAGCAGTTACAATATTAGCCGCAGTCGTTGCGTTATTGCCCGTATGAGCGACCGCAGACGCAATAATATCCACGTTATTGACACGCAGCACACGCAGATTATCGCCTGGATTATTCGTACCGCCGGTAACAACAAATGATGCCGTTGCCGCCGTGCCGCCCAGCGTACCGCCGGTAACTTGAATTTTGGCTCTAGCCCGACCATCAAACCAATCGGTAATCCGAGTGCCGTCGTAGAAGTGATGTACTGTGCCGTCCGCAAACTCAGCAGCTGCGTACGTTCTACCATTGTAGAAATCAACAGACAGTATTTTGGTCAACGCAGCTGCCGATGGATGCTGCAATCTAACGTAGTTAATATTAGACGGTGATCCGCTGGCAAACGTAACAGCTGATGCCACCACCGAGCCAAACACATAAATTTGTCCGCCAGACGCCGCCAAGCCCGTCGTGTTAGACGGCAAATCAGTCAGTGATACAAACGCTGGACGTTTTTCAATCTCGCCCCCGCGCGTAATATGAGCGTTGGTTAGCGTCGTAAGCGTTCCAGGTGTGCTGGTGACGTTCATACGTCGGGTATCTAAACCGCCACGAAAATCCTCGACTACAATATACGGCATCTAGGACCCCGTTGTTGCAATAAGCGGTGGGCCTTTGGGTCGATACGTCCCTTCTGGTTCACCGCCGCCAATAATAAATGTCTCAGTTTTAGCAGATCGCGCTTTCAACCTCGCGTAATGCGCTTGCGCTTGGGCCATCTTATTTCTGCTGTCGCCTTGCTTCTGGCGCTCTAGTATTTCAGCAGCAGCGTAGAGAACCAGTAGCTGATCGTCTAAATCCGCTGTGTGGGCCTCGGAAGTAAATGGCGATAGGTTTTTAATGCCATACACCCGCACCGATCCAGCGCCGGTTGTCGCGTTACTGTTGACCGCTGGGATAGGCCACAATTCGATCTGATTGCCTTCATAGGCGTCATACCGGCGAATTGGCGAAGATCGCACCCCACGGTCGCTGTCGTGGTTGTTGTAATGTTCGCCGGTTATACCGAAATGCAGCTTGCCCCAAACGTCACCGTGCTTGGTTTCCATGCGCTCGATCCGCTCAAACACCATGTCATTTGGCACATCGTAATATTGTTGACCGGCTGCAATGTTTATGTCTCGTTTGATCGAGAGGAACGGCCAGCTGTAGTCCTCCCACAACCGCCGCTGTGTGCGTTGCAGAATATTCAGCATAACGTCGCGGGTAGACTTTCCCAGCGATGCTTGCAGCGAATGTCCGACCTCTGATCTTAGATCGGTGATTAGCTGACCTAAACTTGTTCCTCTCGCCATTCTTTAGCCTTCCTCGACCTCTGCAACAACTTTAGCTTTAGGTTTGGCTTTGGGCTTGGTTGCCCGACGCTTGACCGGCTTGTTATTGCGCTCATGCAGATAAACGGGGTCCATCAATTCATCGCCCACACGCGCCTCGCGCAATGTCTTGGGCAGCTCGCCAAACTGATTAAACAGTTCCACAATCTTATCGTCGCCGTACTCGCGCCCCAGTTCGTCGCGCATCTGGTCGTTGCCTGTGTCGCTAGACCCGCTCGGACGAATCAGGTGAACGGCATCAGGGCCGTGTATGTGTTGCAGCAGTAGAATTTCGGCAATCGAAACATCGGCCTTGCTGACCACGCTCCGAATGTCTCCCCCGATTGCAACGCAACAATTAAAAGTTTCAGACATTAGTTCCTCCTGAGTAAAAGGAGGGCGAGAAACCCGCCCCCCGTTGATTTATGCGATTTCGTAAACGCCGTGGCAGTTCAGCTGAGATGCTGTCAGTGCGCCAGTTGTGGTGATTGCACGAAACATGACGTACTGCGTTGCGGGACGCGCTGGGCTGTGCCGCTTCATCTTTTCGCCATCCATATAATACATACAGATTTTCGACGTATCCATGATGTAGCAACGCTTGCTTGGGGTCTTGCCGCTGATGGTCAGATCATCAAGAGTAGGATCATAAACAAACGTCAGTCCGTTATAGCTGATCTCGCCCATTGCGATGTTTTGACCGCGACCAAAGCCGGTCTGCGAATAGTTGCCGTTGCGACGCAGTTCGTCAGCCAGACGATCCAAGAACGCTGATCCACAAACCGCAATGTTTGGCCGACCGCCGAAGCGTTTCAGCTGCCGCATTTCGCCGTGCAGGGTTTCGATCAGTTCCTGACCAGTGGCGCTAGTTGAAATAGCGACATTGGCACGGTTTCTCCACCAAGTATTTGACACAGTAGACAGACCGCCGACAGTGGTTCCCGACGCAGCTGGGTTGTCCACAATGATCGAGCGAATACCAGCCAGCGCGTTAGCGTCAGCAGTACCGTCGCCATACAAGAACGTATTCATGCCCTTGCTGTAGCCTTCCATCATATCGTCCAGTTTATCTTGGAACAGATTAACCAGCACAGTCGCGTCACGACCGGAATGGTTCGATGTACCAGATGAAGTGGTCGAGTCCGTGACGCTGATGCCGTCCTTTTTAAGTTCGGTCAACGTCAGCGAGATACCAGCATGATGTTCTTTCCACGTGTAGTTAGCACGTTGGATATTTGCTGGGTTGCTGTAGGACACAGTGCCGTTGTGGGTATAACCCGCAACAGATGTTGTGTAGACGCCTTTGACCGCCAAGCTGATGTCAGCCTTGCCGCCTGGAAATGTCTTTGCGCCGCCGTCCATTGCTTTAAGAAGCGGTTTGTCTTGCAGAGACTGCGCGTACACGTTGCCTTTGTCGATGTAGTAATCAAGTGATGCGTTGGCGATATTCGCCAATTCTGCCGATGAAAAAGCCATTTAAGCCTCCGTTATGGGCCGTTTGCTAGAGCCGCCTGTACTGCTTCCATTAGGCTTTGAGGCTCTGGCGTCGGTGTCCCTGATAGTTTGCCACCGGATGCAGTTTTAATCGGTCTCTTGTTTTGGAATTTCTGCGAATAACGGGCGTTAACCTCGTCATAAGCCTGTCGAGCCATTGCCAGTGCTGCATCCGCAGACTGTGGCCTTCCTTTTTCCGCAACCAGTACCTTTACCCTGTCATCCATTTCGTCTTGCTTGAGTTCGTAATCTGGATCAGATTGCCTTGTTCGCGTTTCCCAATCTGTCACCGCCGATACGACTTGGCCGACACTTTGCGCTTGCTCTTGCTGGATTTGACGCTGTTCCACTTGTTCGCGCATCTGCCGCTCTCTTGCGACTTCTCCACGACTTCGGGCCAGTTCTTTGCCAGCGTCCTCGTCCAGATACCCGTCGTTTACACGCGCTTGAATATCGTCTGGCATAGTCGTGCCAGTGACTTCGGACAGAGATTTGACATAAGGCTGTAATGCTTCCAGTGCTTTTGCTGGGTCTTGCTTCATGAGTGCCATGATCTGCAAGCCTTGCGCGGCTTCTTCGGCAGTCACATTGTTCTGATCTAAGAACCCTGTAATTTTACCATACTGTGTAGCATCTTCCTTATATGCGTTGCGCTCCGTTATCAGTTTCTTGAATCGGGGATGCTCGTTAAAGGGAACGTCGTTAAAAGTTTCATCGTCCTCTGGTTCGGACGGTTCATCCTCTATCGGCGCTGCTTCGACAACTTCCTCAGTTACTTGCTCGTCGGATTGCGAGTCCGTATCATCGGTGATCTGCATTGCGTCTTGAACGACGGCCAGCAAATCAGCCTCAGTTTCGCTTTCTACGCTCGACGAGGGCGCTGTAACGTCTGCTTCTTGCGTGTCGTCGGACGTTTCCAACACTGCGGTTTCATCAACCATATTATCGTCCCTTTCTCAATTATACTCCCGTCTGTCACATCAATCAACATACGGGATATGGTTACATCATACCAATCGGTGCTGGACCTCCGCCCGATGGTAATTGGCGCGGCGCGTTATCTGCGCCCCCTCTTGGTGCGCCCTGCAACGCAGGATCACCAGTACCAGGCTGTTGCTGTTGGTTCATCGCAACAATGCTTGGAATTTGGTCTGCAAACGCGGAATCTAAGTCTAGCTTATCGTCCAAACGCTTGAGCAATTCTTTTGCCAGCCATTGCGGATCAATGCCTGGTATTTGAAGTAGGAACGGCATAATGCGCTCGATGTTCGCCAGTTCCGCTGCGCGGTTTGGCTTGCCGGTAGACCCAGCCTCGATTTCCAGAAACACTTCCTCCATGATCTGATCGCGGGTCATTTCGGGCCAGACCGCACCAGGTCCAGCTATCTTTTTGACTTCATCGACCGACATTTCCGCAAACAACACCTGACCGGCTGCGCGCGTAATCTCGGACATAAAGCCGTCCAGTTCATCGACGTTAGCGCCAAGGCTCGACATACGCGCCGATTCTGCGATGCTAGTTTCCGTGGCAGTGGCTTTAGACAGACCGCCAAACTGACTTTCCTGTGCGCCCACGACCAGCTGAATATCGTCAAATATACTCCGCACTTCATACAAGTTAGGATCAATACCGATCTGGCCGATTGGCTGAATAACGTCGTTGACCTTTTGACCGGCTGCTAGAGCCTGTAACTCGATCACCGCATTAGCGGGGTGCGTTGCCAGCTTCTCTTTATCAACATCCTCTAACACACCCGCTGGCGCGGCATACTTGGGCCGGTTAGCGCGTCTATGTTCACGCAGCCCCTGCCTTGCGCGATTGTATTCGTGCTGCATCGGAAGCAGTAGGGATATGTCGGACGGCGGGTACAAATGATCTTGATGCTCGACCTCGTTAAACACCAGCGCAAACACCGGCCAAAAAGTTTCGACCTTCACATCAGGCGACATTGGCTCACGCAGAAAATCGTTGTGTCCATTGGCAATGCAGTATTGAACGCCTGTTTTGCGGTCATACACCTCCCAGACTTGCACCAAACCTTCGGATGATCGATCGTCGTTTGTCTCTCCGTAACTGACGCGGTTTTGATAAGGATCACTAGGGCCAGTTAAACGCCCCTTCATATCGTGCGATAGGTACTGCGTTTTAAGATCGACGCTGTAAATCTCCATCACCTCGTCAGGCGTCAAATACAGTTCGTGGCATATCCAGCTTGCGCCGACAAAGCCCCGCAGCTGGCGGCACATCGGATCAATGATAATCGAATTGGCTTCGGGGAAATCAAAAACCAGACCTTCGCGCACGGTCATCATATCCTCGGACATTAATGCCTTCATCGACAGCATCAGTTCTTCGATCTGCGGATCATCTTCCTCAATGTCACCATCTGCCGCTTGCATCGACACACGGCGCACGAAGTCCAGCTGCGCTTGAACGTCTGATATTTTAGCCGCAACCTCTGGCGACCTGTCCAAATCACGCTGAAATCCAACCTTCACATAGCCAACACCAGTAGTCACAACACGACGAACCAGCGCTTTCATTTGCGTTTTGAAGTTTGGCTGCTGCTCTTTCATGTAGTAGTCAAAAAGATGCTCCAGCGTCTTTGCCACGTTATCCAGCATCTTGTTGTGGTTTTTTGCCTGTTCGTAATCTTGAATAATCATCATTGCCTGTGGCGGTGGCTGCATCCCCATTTGTGCTGCTTGTTGCGCCGCAGAAAATGCCGCCGCCAGTGTTTGCGGATCGCCGTCCCAAACTTGATGCTCCATGCGTGGGCGGCGGTGCGCGACGGCTCTAGGGTTTTTGGCATAAAGGCTGGCTGTCCTTTGCTGAACATGGCGTT